CTTCCTTAACGGCCTTAGGCATTTTACTTTCTTGCATATTGATGTAAATTAAAAAGTTGAGGCTAACTGAATAGCCTCAACTAGGTTAATGATAATTAAGCTGCTACATACTGTAACAACATAGTCTTGTAAGCTGTTATAAGTTCCTTCCTATCGTCTCCTGTAATTACCGGGGTCATGGTAAATATTGCGGGATTGTCTACTGATGGAATTTGCTCTTGCATTTGCAGAGCTTCTTTTACAAGCTGAATTTTCTGGAATAGTGTTTCCATTTGTGTTTGGTTTAAGGTTTATAAGATTGATTCAAAAATTGCGTACTCGCTGTGATTGTTAATATACAAAAAATATCATTATAAAAATAGATGTACTAAAAATAAATTATACTTTCTAACCGTCTGCCCAAGTAACGTTACCGTTCCCAACAGCTACCCAAAGACCATTACCGTAAGCTACAGCATTCAAGGCACTTAAACTAATCCCTTGCAGAGTCCAATTTATACCATCGGTAGAGATTGCTATAGTTTGGTAATAGTATGAGTTAGTCCCAACACATACAAAAGTACCATTACCGTACCTAATCATTGTAGGATCAAAGGGGGAACTGATCTTAGAACGTAAAGTCCAATTTACACCATCCGGAGAAGTTAGATTACCTACAAGTGAGGGGTAGTAGTAAGTAGATTGGTAGTCCACTACGGCTACAAATATACCTGCACCGTATGCTATAGAAGTGTAAGGGTTCTTCATGGATGTCTGGTTCTGCAATGCAGAGAAGTTTAATCCATCTGTTGAAGATTTAAACTGAGAACCATTTGCGATTCCTACTTTAACATACTTACTGTTGCCGTATGCTGTGTCAAACCAACTAGCATTCCCTCCAGAACTACTATTCCATGTAATCCCATCAGTGGATCGACCATTCCAGTTACCTGCTGCATAACTTAATTCAAAGTACCCATTACAGAAAACTATACCTGGAATAGTACCACTTTGATTGGAGGCTGTACGAACTGTCCATGATAGGCCATCATTAGTTGAAGTCATACAACGTGCAGTATTATCGACTGCAACCCATGTCCCATTACCATAAGCAATGGAATACCAATTGTAAGTGTTACCTATTAACTGAGATGCCCAATAATTACCATCCACGGATGTCCATATAGAACCTGCCCCTCCATTGTTAGTAATGGCTATAAATTGCCCATTCCCATAAGCTACACCTGTCATATTGTAAGGCATTGTATGTGCTTGCCAGTTTGTTGCACCTGTCACAGCAACTATCTCGTTTTGCCTAGGTCTACGTGCTGAATCATTATTTCCGGAAACGGTTACCTGGTACTTAGGGAGTATCTCAGATACTGATAGCATCCTTGTATTGTCCCAGTTAGAACTTTTCCCTGATTTCAGAGCAAAGTTACTAGCCAAAAAAGATTCTGTACAGAGTATGTTAGTTCCTGCCATCTTTGAATTGTTTTAGTTGTTTTTTCAGTTCTTCTATCTCCTTTTCAAGTTTAGCATACTTGTTATCAATCTTTGCATCTACCTGTTGTAAAGCAAGTGTAAGTATCCCTACATGGTGATTTATATTATGACCTTTTTTCTTTTTACCTGATAACCACCAGTGAGTGTCCTCTGCTATAAATCCAAGTCCAAAATCATTTGAACCATTCCAAAAGTATGTATTGATTACTATACTGTTGTTGTACTTTATAGCATCAAAATTCTCCAACACTTTAATATCATGTTTCGCAGTTTTTGTTGACGTACCGTAAAACTGTACAGCAGTTAGATAACCACTACCATCCCTATATGCGATAGTGTTAGCATCCGCACCTGTAGATGGGTTATTGTACCCAGAGATTGACCCAGAAGAACCTGCATAACCTGAGGAACTTGCATAACCTGAATTGTAAGCGTAAGATACATAAAGGTCTGAAGAACCTCTATAACCACCTCGGTACTCATCGTAATAGTACCTCGCATTTGTACAGTTAGTTGCACTACCTGCACTTCCGGCACTATCAGCGTAACTTACACTCATTCCTGCTCTCCATGCAAGGTAACTGTCACCATTATTGTCAACACCCCATAAGTAGGTAGGATTATTATTTCTATTAGACCAAGCAAAGTTTTGACCATCCACTGTATCAGCATTACCCGAACTTGAGGAATAACTACAGGATCCTCCTGAGGTGATCCATCCACCATAGTTCCCCAAGTCATTAGAGAATTGGGACAAACTACCGGGTCTTCCATTAACATTTCCCCAAGCAATATACCCCGTACTATTGGAGTAGTTTACAGCTACAGTATCATTGAGCCATCCATTGTAGATTCTCCCATTGTAATTATACATTGCATCACCAGTGTAGTTATCGTATAACCTGTTAGCTGCAATGTTCATGTACCCGGAATGTGAGTGTCCTGAGTCTGCCCAACCTCCATAATTTCCAAGGTTATTGGTGAACTGTGACAAAGCAGTAGGTTGCCCGGTAAGGTTACTATAAGCCCTGAGATCATCACGATGCCAACCATCTACCGTATCAGCATTACCAGCAGAGGATGCATAACTTACAGATTGAGAACCTATATTTCCTGAATCAATAACAGTCCACCAGGTACTCCATGAACCACTATTTCTACCTCTGACGTAAATTCTACCATCACGGTAGTTCTGAACTAACTGACTTCCCCAAGTTGTAGGTGCAGCAGGATAAGCATGGTACCATACAGTACCGTCAGATTGTCCGGGAATAGGAGAACTACCAGCAAAGTAATAACATCCTGAAACACCGGGTACATTACCTATATCTCCATAATTTCCCCATACCCAATCGGATATACCATATCCGGATAATGTGGTAGGTTTTGATGATACATTTCCCCATGCAACCGATCCAGTACTGGAAGAGTAGTTACATGATCCTGAAGAAGTAATAAATCCTGAAGGGTTTCCGGAAGAGTAGTAACTTCCAGTACTGGCGTAAGCCATCGAACCAAGATCAGCAGTTGCGACAAATGTCAGTTCAGTAGAACCATTGTAGGTTCTAAGTCTATCCCCATGAGAATGAAGTTGCCATCTTGTACCAGAAGATTCATCTTTTAAAACTACTCCTGAACCTTGAACTCCATCTAGCATTAAGTTTCCAGAAGTAGGTGCTCCAGAAATACCTGCATTTTGTAAAGTAATATATCCGTATGCTGTCCAAGGAGTGCCAGTTAAATAACCATATCCAGTCCAAGGTGTTCCTGTTACGAACCCACCATAGTTACCAAGATCGTTAGAAAATTGAGAAAGTGCAGTCGGCCTACTGGATATTTCTGTCCACGAGTATCCGGGTTTTGAGGAAGCTTTGGCCCAACTATAAACATCGGATGCCGGCAGACTTGAAGGTATTGATTGGTCCCCGGTGTTTGTACCTGACGAAGACCCACTAAAGTTAGAAGCTGATATAGTACCTGATTGCCAAGTACCTCCTGCTCCATTTACCTGCCATTGAACTTGGCCACCTCTTGCTGCAATTGTAAAATATCTTATTTCAGCAGATGAATTATCTGCTAATCTGCCACGTTCAATTACAATTCCATTAGATGTATTTCCAGAGGTATTATTTTGATTTACATATATCTGAGTTTGATTGTAAGTACCTGTGTTTGTATTACCTATAAATGCAAAAGGAACTGTACTAGAAGAAGTTAAAGTTGTACCTGTAGCATTACCACGTGTCATTACAGATTGTAAAGTATCAGTTTCGGAATATCCTGTTATCCAACCTCCATAATTTCCAAGATCGTTAGTAAAACTTGATAAACTTGTAGGTTTACTAGATATTTCGCTCCATGCATAACCCGGTTTTGAAGAGGACTTTGCCCATGAATAGACATCAGATGCCGGAAGGGTTGTAGGTATGGTTTGGTCACCAGTATTAGTTCCAGATGATGATCCTGAAAAATTAGAAGCTGATAAACTACCACTAACTGTTACAGGTTTTGTTAATTCAATTGCTCCTGTATTAAACCTAATTACTTCAGTTGAACTTACTTTGAATATAATTTTAGATAAACTTATATCATATTGCAAACTACCATATTGACCAGAATCTCCAAAATTGAAATATGGAAGAGAAGAATGTGTTGACATAAATCCAGTTCCATAAATAACACCTCCAGCATAAATATTTTTTACTGCTGCAATACCACCAGATGTTTTAATTGCCCCAACATTATATAAACTAGCTTGTGTTGTATCAGTAATATTAATTGCAGTTGTTGTGGTTGCACCTCTCCCAGTAACACTAGCAAGGGTATCAGTCTCAGTATATCCAGTTATATAACCTAAACTTGTCCATGGGGTACCACTAACAGGTGTATATCCTAATGCAGTAGTTACCATGCCGGAAGTTATTCCAGTTATGAATCCTGATGGATTAGTACTGTTGTATGGTGTAAATCCAAGAGCTATAGTGACGTTAGTACTAGTAATGCTTGTAATGTATCCTGCCGGATTAGTAGAACTGTAAGCGGTGTACCCAAGTGCGGAATTGACCATTGCCTGAGTTATACCTGTTAAGTACCCATTGGTTGCATGATTTCCCCAACCAAAAGCTGTATTCCAGTTTCCCTGTGATGCAATAGTAGGTATTGAGTATCCGGCAGATAATGACACTGCCAAAGTCCCAGAGTTCGTTATAGGTGTTCCTGAAACAGAGAGTCCAACAGGAACAGTCATGGATACTGAAGTAACGGTACCACTGCTACCATATAAGGGCACCCAAGACCTTACACCTAAAGACGTTGAAGAAAGAACGTAACCATCTAATTCTGGAGACCCTAATGAATGTTCGTAATCGGAGGTTGACCCAAAGGCCATGGATCCGAGGGTACGTTTTCTGACTTCGCCTGTAGGGGCAAGCACCAATACATCATTGGTGCTCCCTACTTCGACTCTGCCAATTAATAGATTATCGTCTAAAATTAAAGGTGCAGAAACAATCATAATAATTTAATTTACTTTTTTATAACAACATAGTAACCAGAAGTACTGACTACAAAAGCGGATATAGACCGTTTGAAATTTAAAGTGACAATGTAAGGAGTACTCTGAGCTACAGTAACAGTAGGTAAAATTGGAGTGCCTGTAAAATCATACACCGAAACACAAAGGTTCGGAGTACCAAGTCCGTGAGCTATAACTATATCTATACCGGCACCAGTTGCCGGGAGATTCTGAGAGTACCCTCTTGATCCTAATTGGGTGTTAAGTTCTGTCCTTAACTTAACAGGAGTAATAGCAGTAGTATCGTCAGTACCTGTAGTAACCTGTGCCTGTGTTGCTATTTTCAACCACCCAAACACTGACTCAGTGGCCTGTACAATTTTATTAGCAAACCAGTCGGCCAATGCCTTAGGTGTAATGGCTTTCACTGTATCTGTACCGGCAATAGCTTCTGCGCTGGTAGAAAGATAAACTAGACCTAAAACAGTAGTAGTGGCCTGATCCCTATTGGATTCAACAGCGATATAGTCAGTTGCTACTGTAGTACTAGCAGCAACTTTATTTGCAATGATAACGTCCCCAACGTTTAGTACAATACCTTGACAAGTGCCAGCCACAGTTACCCACCAGTAGTCCCCTTTCTTAGTCCCGGCATTACCAGGAAGGTTTACAGAAGAAGCATCAAAACCTCCTACTAAAGTTCCAATTGAAGCTATCTTACCATCAACGTATACTTTAACGGCATGTTCTGTAAGTACTGTAGTTGCACTATCCGTAGCAAGTGTTCCGTCATTACTGAATGTAAGTACTTCTACATTACCGGAACCGGCTGTAACCCTACCCAGAATAGTCATAGTAGGTATATCATTGATCTTAGCAAATGTAATTGCCTTATCCAGTACCTTAATGGTAGTAACTGCATCAGAAGCGAGCTTATTGGCGTTCACTGCTCCATCTGCAATCTTTTGATTTGTAATGTTTGCATCAAGTATTTTCTGAGTTGTTACGGCACTATCTGCTAATTTTGCAGTCCCTACCCCTAGGTCTTTAATCCTAACTACGTTACCTACAATTTCTACCGTAGTCGTGTCTACGTTAATTGCGAGAGTAACATTTGGCCCACCGGGGTTAGTAGCAACTAAACCTCCATTAGCCGAATTATCGACACTTTTAACATCTCCTGTGATATCTACCCATGATGTACCATTGTAGTAGTATATCAAATGGTCGGTGGTATTCTCATATACCTGTCCTTCAACTGGAGAATTGGGAGGTGTTACTGACTGGTGTAGGACAATGTTAATTGCCTGACACTGTGAAAAGTCTAAATCATTACCTAATTTTGCCAACATAATTATTTGTTTTAGCGGTTAAATTTTAAAAAAAGCAACCCCTCTTTGAGGTATCTTAAATTTTATTATAGTTATATCTATCTTATCCTTTATCCCTGAAGATGAAACATGTTCTTTGCCAACGGTTAGTTCCGCACCAGTTTGGTCAAGTACTAGGGTGCTTTTAGGATAGTCATTAAACCCATGATTACATGTCCAAACTGTACTAGGGATATCTTGTTTATGTTCATAGGAACTGTCGGTATTAATGGTTTCCAACGTTTCAATTCTTTCGTCCAAGGAGATAATGACATCATCCCCGGCTTGTGCTCCTAAAGGTGGGTAATATGCTATACTTCCTTTCATTCGATTTATTGTTTAGTGTTTATTGCAACTGTAAGAATACCAGAGGCACACGTATTTTTCTTTACCTCCAACTGAATGTCTTCAGCAGTCCATTTCCACAGACTAAATACAAAACTACCTTCTTCAGTTTCAAGTATCCCCCTCATAGTCTTATCAAGTGAGGTGTACTTCATAGACCTCTCGGATCTCGTTTTCACTATGACTTCCACATCATAAGGTTCACTAACTCCCTCCCAATCCAACTGTAACTCTATACTGGTTGCATTACCAATGCCTTCTTTTTGAAGGGTTACTGTGCCTTCCATTGTAGCTATATCCAAAGTACCTAATACTGAGGAACCACTACTAGGAGCATTCAAGTAGATTATTAGTTCGTCCCTTGGATCTATTGGTGCAAACAATGGATTGATTGCTATAATACCACCTACTACAGTACATAATGTTACACCTTCAACCGGCATATAATATGTTATGTCCTGAGTCTTGTTGAATACATAAAGGAGATTGGTAAGAGTAAACTCATTACCGGGAAGACCCAGAACAAGTATAGACCGTTGATCTATTATCTGGTACCTGCTTTCTCCATCAACTCCAACTATAAATTTTAATGCCATATTGCTAGGATATAAAAGCTGCGTAAATCAATGATTTTATTTTCTTTGTGAGACCTACCCCACTTACAAAAGAGACATATACTCTCTCACTACCTGGTACAGCCCGATCTACATATAGATCGAACACATTATCTGCAAGTGGATTATAGAGACTTAAGTCGCCTTGAACCAATCTACAGTACGAAGGGAAAGGATTAGAACTTAAACTTTCACCCTTTATAATCAACCTTACTTGTTTGCCCTCAATAAGTTTCGACATTGTATAAACCTGATTACTTCCAGCCGTCTTTACAAACTGTTCAAAGTTTCCTATACTCAAATCACTATCTGAGGAAGAGTCTACTCTCCACACTCTAGTAGATTGGGAACCCTGACCATCAATACCAGACATTATCATTGGAGTTATTGGCTTGAACTTATCCAACCAGTCAACCCCATACAAGGGTTTCTCCATAAGATCGTAGTGATCTGTAATGTAGTCGATCCTATGGGTCATTTCCAAGTCGGTCCAATTATTATAATCAGAACTGACCGCTAGAATATACCATCGTAGTACTGTTGCATCCCTAATAAGTTCGTCTACATCACCACCAAACATGGACTTCTCATTTATCTCAACTGCAAGATCTGATAATCTCAACCTTGCCCTTATCAAGAATTCGGATATCTCCAACTTCACTTCCTTGGCAATTGGGTATACGCCCGGAAATCTGGGAGGAGTCTCCACATGAGGAGTGTTGAAGAAAGCAACGTACTCTTCATCAACGGTACCAACGTAAACCCTATATGCTGCCGTTGTCGAAACAACTATACCTGCTTTTTTCCAAGCCACAAAACTGCAACCTGCGTTTGGTGTGGCTAGTAAGTTAATAGAATTACCCCAACCATATACAGGTATATTTGAAGGAGTTACAGTACCCCCACCGGAACTATCCACAACTACTGTTATTACAGGTGTCACTACAAATGTTGCAGTACAAAGGGTGTCTCCGGTCAATATATCCTGTAATAAACTCTGCCCTTTAGATCCAGATTTTGTTGGTTGATCCGTAGGTCCCCAATCCCACCCAACGAACATGTACCCGGAATTAGGAGTAGGGGTTAACGTGAATGTAGCCCCTATGTCATATAACCCGGCACCTGTTACAGTCCCGGACCCGGAAGGAGTGATAACTACCGTTACTAGTGCTTGTGCCATAATTAACAGAATTCGTATGGGTTAGAGTTTAATACACTTTCAACTAATGTTTGCGAGATGCTCTTTTCACTATCTTCAAACTTAACCTTGGCACCTACAATCATAGTCTCAACATAAGAAATAGCTTTAAACGTGTCGTGGAACTCAGGGCTGTTCTTTCCCTTTATCAGTCCCAGATCCGCTAACTTTCCAATCCTGTCTGCAAGTTCAAGTTCAATATGAGGAGTAAAAAGGTTCTCCATACTGATATTCTGAATGCTGGAGATTGAGAGTGCTTGTTGAGGACTTATAGTTACTCCATCACTTTTGATGAGGTTAGTGTCCTTATCGTAATAGGTAGACTTAGTTTTATCAGTCGGGATTGCCATAGCGTAGATAGTGTACCATCCATCTAACTCAATAGGGAAAGTGAATACTCTCCTTATATCGTTGTAGTTTGTACATACTTTAGTCAAAGCAGTCACTACAGGGGATCCTGTAGGAACAACTAACTTGATACCTGAACTGGAGTTGTAGTATGCGAGAAGCACTAATGCTAACTCGTCAACTTTAGGGTACTGAACGTCCAGACCATCATTAAATGAGGTGTTATAATTATTGAATCCTTGAACACCGTCGCCAGTGGAGAACCCAATATTATCTTCGACAACAAAGAATTTCCCTTCTCTGTCAATCCCTTTAACCACTAATAGGTCAGAATTCAATACTATGTTCATATCTTGTCCTCGTTTATTTTACGTGCTTGTCCAGTACTTAGGTATAGTTGGTCTTTCTCTAGTTTTATACCTTCCATTTTCAATTCGATGTCCCTCTCTTTGTGTTCCCGGTTTATATCATTGGTATCTTTAGCAATTTCATAAGTGGCCTTAGCTTTGAAAGTATCCAGATCAAGCTTCTTACTCTCTAGTTCCTGTTTGAACTGATCAAACTTTTTAAGTTGTTGAACTACATCAGCATGATCTTTCTGTAACTGTTCATTCTGACTACTAAGGTTCTGAATCTGACTCTGGTAATTGTTAGATTCTTTCATACTCTGGTCGAGAATGTACACCATGTCACTAACGTTATCCTGCATCAGAACCTTGAATACAACATCCGGAGCAATAATCTTAGCATTGATTAATATTGGGATCATTTGCCGTATCTCCATTTTCTTTGCATACTCGTTGGATGAACTGGTTACATGGATATTATAATCTGAGTAACAGAAATACTTAGGCATGATACTAAACATATTCACTCCACTTGCAGTCGTAAATGACCCAGTGTACCCAGAGTTCAAAGTAAGCTGACACCCCTGAATAAGATCGGTTATAAGGTGCTTCGTGAGTATATCATGGTGATCAAAAAGATTCTTAGTAACTAAGGATGCTTGGGTTACACCCATTTTAGCATTACTCACTGCTTCCCTTTGTTCGATCATACCCATCATCTGCGGTGTTACCCCGGTGATTGCAGAGGCATCATCGTCAAGCATCTGAAGGGTTGCATTAATAGCACTTAGAGAATTACCATCAAGTGAATCATCAAAACCACCATAATTATTAAAGTCCTTTGCGCCATCCTGAGAAGCAGATACAAGGCTAATACCTTGTTTTTTGTACGCCATGTATTTCATAATCCTTGTCACTGGTTCAGGATCTAGGAATTCAGGAATAGCATCGTAGTTTGTGTTGGATCCCTTCACACCACTATTGGCGATAAGGTTGTCCCTATGGTATCTTAGGATATCAGAATCATCCTGAACATCCTTAGCTTTCCAACATAATGAGTAGGGATCTCCACTCCTATCTGAATACTGGATGCCGTTAAAAGTAGTGTGACAAACATTCTCGTCCTTCTTACTTCTTACGATGTAGGAACTCTTACCCATATCAAGGTATATGTCAGATTCTATGCGAACACTTTGATACCTATCTTGTCTCCATCGTTTCTTATTTGCTTTACCCGGACCATCTACAAGTTGGTTTAACATGGTGGCTTCAGGATCGATATCATAAGGGTTATTTGCGATCCATTCGCATTCATAAACTGTATGAATGTCAGCTTCTCTCATTGTCTTCCTATCTCCTTTAAACTGTTGTTCTCTGGATGTACGTTCAAGTAAAGCTGCACTGTTTATCGCAGCTCCTCTAGTAATAGTAGGAAGTGTAAACAGATCCTCCATATCTTCCTTACTCATCAAATGGCCGTACCTTGTAAGTATCTCGGTCTTTGTCATATACCTAACGTATACAATTCTTTGAGCATTCTTAAGATACTGCTGGTCTCTACGAGTATGGTAATAAAGGTTCTCAGGAATAAGAATTTCTACCTCTGGAAGTTTACCTTTCTCTATGGCTCTGACCCTGTAGGCAGCTATACCGATAACACAAAGATCCTCGAACAGGAGTTTCCTTTTCTGGTGCATGTCGATATCAATATCCTCTTGAAAATACTTGAGCATATTGTTACAGGTATGTACGAATACAGATCTCCACTCCCTATCAACTTTCTCTTTGGTTTCCTCGATGAGGTTTTTAATATTCAATGGAGTTGTTGGGTTACCAGGTTGTGCAGTTGGATCTAATGGCATCATGCTTTTAGACAATTTAATATGTTCGTCTATAGCTGCGTATACTTCCTGTAAGTGAGCAAAGACCTTCTCTTGCATCATTGCACTAAGGGTATCCTGATCCATTACAGTAACCTTGTAATCAAATGTGGCAGAGGCCAGTAATCCAATCATCACATCAATCCTGTTCCTAATAATAGGACGGAATTTTAGTTCGGCTGGATTGCCAATACCTTTATTGTCTGTAAGATACTTAAATTCCTTCTCATCTCTTATGCCTTCATACATATCCCTCATCTTTGCAAACTTCTGTCTGGCAGAACTATTAGTCGAAACAAGGTCAGCAATCATCCAGTCAGTGTACCCAACAAGGTAGTCTACGTTCTTCTTTTCTTCTTCGGTTGTAGTGTAATCGCTAAGGGCTATGGAGTTAATATTGTACATCGGCTTTCGGGTTATAGGTTATAATATAGTCATAAATTTTACTATTTGCAAATATATTATAACGAGAAAACAAGATACTTCAAAAATAGGTAATAAAAAAAGTATACGGTAATTGTTGGAAGTGTGGTATTTAAACTACTACTTTTGTAGTATAATATTTCGAACTATGGGTATGAGCAACAGAGAAAATATAAACAAGACTATTGAATGGTACGATCAGCACGGACTGGGGATATATTCTAATGACCCAAAAGTGCAGGAGATGCTTAACGATCTCTCCTTCGAGACCATATACACATTCCCTGCACTTACTGCAAACTATTCGTATAAGGGTACTAATAACCCTGAGGATCAGGATTCTATTCTGTTATAGTCGCAACTAAGTCGTAGCGGACAAGTACTCTGTATTCTTTTTTCCTTACTGATATGGGGACACCGCAAGCATCGTGGAAGATAACTTTATCTCCTGCAACTACTTCATCTACATCATCTGAAACTGATTTAATTATCCCTTTACGAAGACTGCGATCCAAGACACTATCTCGTTTTGCAGTGTCAGGGATAATAATTCCTCCTTTTGTCATATTACTGAAAGCCTCTACTTCAACAATAACTCTATCCTTGTAAGGTTTAAAAGAGTCAATATTGAATTCCGCAAACTCACCGGAGTTCTTTAAAATAAGCATACCTACTTCAACTAGTTTGATGAAATCATCCCCTTCTGTTGAAATAGTAACTTCGGACAACCGATCAAAAATAACCTTGTCCCCTACCTTGAAGAACCCATTACATTTCTTTTCTGCGTTGGGACTAAGTTCTAAAACTTCTCCTTCATATATCTCAATGTCTGTGAAGTACTCACTTAGTTTTGTGCTGTTTGCGAGTACAATACCGGATGTGGTTTTGATCTCTTTTGGTAGTTCTACCTTTACTTTTACATAATCTCTGAGAGGTCTTACAGACCCTACATTCTCTTTAGCATTAATCATATTACGTTGTTGTTTAGTTGTTCTATTTAGAAGATACGAAAATACCTAATGTTTTATTCATTTGCAATATATTAAAACGATAATTCAAATAATAATTTTGGTGCTGTTGTTCCTATTGTGTTCGTCTCACAAGGATCTACAAAATTGAGAGGTGGTACTTCTGCAAATGAGTCCAGATCCTTAGGGGCCTCATATCCTAGTTTTGTGTACTGGGTTTCGAAACTTTCCCTTTCAGGTAACGCTCCAAACTGTTTATACCCATCAGTATCATAGTAGTAACCAAAGAGTCTCATATTGTTAGTTGCCTTCTGAGTACTCTTAGCAACCAACCCGGATGCATCATACTCCTCATCCAACATCTCACACATACCCATGGCAGCGATCATGTCAAACTTTCGTTTCATCTCAATGGAGTATTCACCCAACTGTTTTAGTATTTCCTCAAAGAAGATAAGTTCACTGAAGTCACATACATACTCCTTGATCTTATTGTTGTAGTGAATCACAACCTTCTCGTGAGCAGGAGAACCGTAAATGTTTGGGATCTTACTTGCATCCACACCACCTGACCAGATACTTGGTTGCTTGGCCATGTACTGTAACATACCCTTGTCCCGGAAATAACTGATTACTTCCTTCTTGGTACGTTCAACATTGAACTTACAGTTATACCAGATAGCAAGTTTAAGGGAGATCTCGAAAGCATCCCTCTCATCTCCCGGCCTATCCAAATAGTAAGCAACGTACAAGTTACCAGTCTTCTCAGCAGACAGGTATTTCTTCTTAACTACTGCACAGAACTTGGAACCGTCAGCACCAACAAGGGAGTTATTCGCACCCATATCAATACCGTCAATACCTCCTATGTACAGGTTCTTAAATAGCTTACCGTTAGGATCTCTCTCCGGTTCCTCCAAAACAACTACACGCCCATTGATGTTCTCTATGAACTCAACACCAGTTATCTTCCTGGTACCTTTTGCATATACCCATTGAAGTTCACCTCTCTTTGGTTTTGGCATAGTCTTATCTTGCTTCAACCTGATCATCTGATTGGCGATCTTAATTGAGTCAAAAATGTTTGTACCAGATTTCAAGAAGGCCTCTTCTGCCCAGAATGGGTACTCTGCTTTTAAGTTCCTAAGTTCTTCTACAGCACCTTCACTTTCAAAGTTATCCCTATGAACCTTATAGTGATTGTAGGCCAATTCAATGTCCGTAACTCCATGTGAGTCCATGTACTTCTGCATACACAGATATACCGGGAAGAAGAAACCAGTTTCGACTATTGACCCATCCTGTGTAAACTTGTGTCTGATTGGGAGCATATTGAACACACTTGGTTTGTAGTACATATCCATCAAACCTTCGAGTGCCTCACCTCCTGAAGACTCGTCACCACCTGTACCAAATCCAATTAGGGTACCGAACTTCTCTCCACCAATTTCTGTTAGGGCCTTGGCTGTCATTACTGTTTTCTTGGACATCCTAAAGGAACCAAGCTCTTCAAACACCAGATAATTTGTACGAGTACCACGGAGTTTATCCGGGGAGTCAATTACCTGTCCGATAATCTCTGATCGCCATCCGGACTCTACACGTTCCCTATCAAGTAGGGATGCCCTTTTGTGAAACTTGGAATTTATATTCTGACGTAATCTCTTGAATCCCTTCTGAGTATTCTCATTAACCCAGTCAAGATTTCTCCATGCTTTGTTAAGGATACCATCCTTGATAAGATACTGTTCTTTAGATGCACAAAACATAGTCACCGAATTGGCGACAGAGTTGTACATGTTGCACCCCATATTGGCAACGTACTCAGACCAACCCACACCTCGGGGTTTAACACATACCGCATCCTTCTCTAAAGCCTTGCACCACTCGATGTAATGAGCGAAACAATAATGGGCTTCCCAGAAGTGCGGATGTGCCAGAACACGATCCTTCCTACCGTTAACAGTCACCACAACCGGCAACACGTAAAAGTTTAGGAAGTTGTACAAGTCTCCCGGACAGAAATATCCGTGAACTGTGTAACCATCACGGCACCTTCTAAGTTGTTCTGTCCAGTATTCTCTATATGCAGCAGAACCAAAGGGAGCTGTTGTATAACTCCCTTTGTTCTTTTCTGCATCTAGTTTCGCAGGAGCAAACCATTTAGGGTCAAACCTGTCAGATATTGGCTTGTATTTTGACAGGTGCCACTTATCCTTATTCAGATCCATCATCTCCTCAAATGAGGACAGTCCTTGAACTTCCTTGATGAACTCCCTATTTCTTTGTAGGACCCTGTATATTGGTTTATCTAATGCCATTATTCACACACCTCTCTATCAACTATAAAGTACTGATTGTTTATAAATTTAATCACTTGAACAGAGGCCTTTCCTTTGAACACATCAACTAACCCAAATGAATTTACCCAGTAAGACTTTGTACCTTCTTCAGCATAATCAAAGAAATCATGTTCCGGATCTCCCATCCACCCTATGTTATAAGCGCAGTATAGACCTTCATCAAAGACCTGATGCCTGTGCGTATGGCCAAACATGATATTGCATTTATATACCTCGCAGTGTTTTTTTGCAGCATGAATGTTATAATAAACACCGTGGATTAACTTAAGGTCACCTAACATGTGGTAGGCTTTCTTTCTAGGGTTATCATAAACAGTGTACCCTCTCTTATCCAGATCAAGCGCATCCCTGATGTCCTTTATTGCAGTGCCATACTTTGACACTTCCAACTTAAGACTCTCACGTTTGAACCTTCCTTCGTGATTACCGTACAGGAAGATCTTTTCCTTACCTTCTCCCAGAGCTTCATCGAACAGGTCAAGCAGATTGTTGGCCATCTCATACTCCCTACCAAGGTTAATACCAACAACCATCCCTTTATTATGGGCACTGATTGAAGGAAGATCCATGAAATCTCCGGTAAAGATTATACCTTTAATTCTGATTCTGTTACGCCTTATGTACCGCAGAACAGCCTTTACAAACTTAGCATTATATGCCGGGCAGTGAATGTCTGGAAGTACTAACCATCTTTCTACTATCATACACTTGTTAGTTTTTGTTCGAAGTCTGTGTCTACAATTATTACAGAAGAAGTCTCTATGACAGCCTCTGAAATCACTATGTTTGTGAAGAGTGGTTTGATAGGGATATCTAATAGAGATAGAATCCCATCCTTCAAGTTCTCAATCCGCTTACATGTTAAACACTTATCTGCTTCAGGAGTAGGAAAAAGATCATTGATCATCTTTACTTTGGCCGGAGGGTAAATGTACATTCTTGAAAGTGCTAAGAGTATCTGGTCCCTATTTAATTCCGTATCTTCGGTAACTGTACCTAGTTCCCCATAGAACTCAAACTCCTTCTTGTGTGCTATAACAATATCCTTAACTGCTCTTGGAGTTTTCATTACTTCAAGTGCAAGGGAAGTTATAGACATTTTATTGTCTTCTAATTTCATGCGTTGGCTATATATTTAAACGATATTAAACAATACTTAATTTCTCTTCTGATCAAACAGTCCCGGCTCAGAATCACCACGGATTGCAGACTCTTTTTCGAGTTCTTTACTTACCTGGTATTCTAAATCCTGTATCCCAGAAACGGCATCACCTAAATTGGCAATGTTGGACATGGCCTCTTTAGGACTGTACTTAAGTTTACCATGATCATCGACATCTGTAAAGTTGGCACTTTCAAAATACACCCTGAGAGAGTCAACCAATTTATGAGAACTGTTCAGTAGTTTCATAATCCTTGAATCAAAACTCTGGTACTTTGCCTTTGCATTTCGAACTATAGGATCAATGAAGTCAGACTCTGGTAATCCCGAGTCATTCCTAGCATACTTTTCCCTTATCGAGTCAGGTTCATTTGAATAATCACACCTGTAATCTGAAGACAAGTATATGTATTTGAACACGTTGTATGCCCAACCTTTCTTTATACCTGAAGGATCATCCTTACTAATATTCCTAGGGTCACTCCATACATCCGCAAACTCTGGATGTAGGAGTACCTCTGGTTTATTGAGTATGAGTTCATTATCCTCCATTATGAAGATGTGCACTCTCATACGGATCGTTTTATTGGTGAGAGTGTAGGCACTAGTCCGGTATAATCGGACAACTCTACATCGTGTAACATACTCTTCTCAATAAGAAACTTAACTATGTCGGCACCTGTCTTCCATAGGAAGGAAGTAGTGTCCCGAGTGTAGTTCGTAGATAGAGTAAGGTCTATGTCACCCTGTCTTGTGAATACTATACGGCCAAATGTGATTGGCTTTTTAGCCTCCCTCCATGGGTAACTAAAATCAAATATGAAGTCGTAGTCAGGAAAGTCTCTCTTTTTAACGAGTTCATTACACACAAGATCCACCAAGTCAAGGTAGGTCTTTCCTTTTAAAACATCTTCGCTCATATACTTGAAGTAGTAGAACTTGTCCGAATGATGAATAGTTCCATTCGGAATCGACACACCAATTAATTCGTGTATCCTGCTAGGGACTTTAAAAACACCCATATTCTTCTTTTTTATTTCGTCAGGAGTTGCATACCTGAGGTCTTTCGAGCTGTAAAGGTTCTTGTTAATTGATCCGTTTTTATCGAACCAAAAACATCTAATGCCTAGTAATGATGTAGTTCCAGTCTTTAACATAGACCTAACAATTTTATCCACCATCATCACCGGCCTATTCTGAAGTTCCTGTCGTAGAATTACAACATCCCCTTCTTTAAAGTATTTATCTTTATCCATATCTCATGCATTATATAAAATCAAATTTGAATACTAGACAACCTAAATTCTCCGGATATGGAAACTTTGATGCGTAGGACCTATTAACCCTGTTGTAATCTAACAGAGACTTCTTCTTAAGAGCGTTTATTGTGTTGTTGAAACTATATACCCCTAAACCTGTTGCCTCTCTTACAGACGGTCTATTTGCCCTATTCAATAAACCTGCTTTTAGGATCTCTGATAATACCAGGCATTCTGTGAGAGTGACAGCCCCACGAGTTCTTAGTTTTAAATAGTGCTCAAGAAAAGTTCTCTCAGTAACACGAATGGGTACTACTTCCAGTCTCCCTGTTAACATTCCTTCTTCATATTTGGCATCCCCTTTTTCATATCGGGCATACCTTTTTTCAAAGGAAAAACCTTCTTACCTGTGGCGTGAGTGGGGATTGGTTTCTTCTTACCACCGCACTTTAGATTTTCTTCTCTCTTTTTAATCTGTTCGCTGATGTTCATGTTTCAGAAATTTAGATCGTTGTAATTTTTTTTACACGAATTTGTATTGTAATATAATAAAGTTTTAATATATTTGCAAACAATAAAACGCTTCCACCGAAAGTAATTTCACAAGGGGTAACGTGATTACAACTTAACAAGCTGAACATAAGCGAAGAACACTATAATATTTCATCTTCCAGTTATACTAAATAACAAACAAAAGATGAAAACACTCAAGAATAAAAAGGTCTACATTGAAGCTTCTTCAGAAGGGGAGCGAAAACTTAGTGTCCAAACTAATGATCCAAGGGACTTCCCTTGCGAAGGTATGTGTCTGGACAATGTGAAACTATCCACCGAGATCACAAATGCAGAGGACATCTCTAACATAGAGAACCTGTTAAGGAAACTACGTCCCTGCTTCACTCCGGTTCCGTATAAAATTATGGAGACTCTTGGAGTAAAGGTCATTAACCCAATCCCACAGAGAGGATGAGCGCTTATTGTGTCGAGTGTTTACATGAATTTCCTGAGGATGAAGTTGTAAAACTATGTGAGTTGCAGGAATCGGGCATAAAGGTGATCCCTGAAAATAAGGTTGAACACTGCACAATGAATCAATCCTGTTGCGGTCTCCCACTTACACTAAACAGATTTACAAATGATTAGAATTCCCAAGTTAGCAAAGAACACACTAAAGTCAACGTTTGTCCTATTTCTATTAGTAGTTTGGTTGGCTGCCTGTATCTACAGTGTAAACCACCGCAAGCCCCCGACACAACGTAGTTGCACATGTAACTGTTGTAACTGTAACAATATAAATCACTAATAATCAAACATAATGACAGGAAACAATACCCACAAAGAATACGTTGATCGTATTGCCAAAGTTTGCCACGATGCAAACAAATCTTTTTGTGAAGTACATGGAGATAATTCCCAGTTGCCTTGGGAGGAAGCCCCTGAGTGGCAGAAGGAAAGTATGAGATTGGGAGTTAACTTTACTTTAAGCAATCCTGATGCTCCAGTTGATGCTCAACATAATGCTTGGCTCGAACACAAAGTCAAGAAAGGTTGGGTCTACGGTGTAGCAAAGGACTCAGAACGTAAGACACATCCCTGTATTGTTTCTTATAATATGCTACCTAGGTATCAACAAGTTAAAGACATGCTATCAAGATCAATCGTAAACTCCTTAAAGTAAAACCATGAAAGTAAACATTCCCGGCCATAACTATGAGTTGGCCAACTTCGAAAACAAAGAAGCACAAGGTCAGATCCTTCAGTTCATTCAGAAGGAACCAATTTCACCCGGTTCATCCGAACTAGTAACAATCCATGACGGTACTACCAATGAGGAAGTACTGAAAGTTTTAATCAATCGTATGGAGTCTCTACAGGCAAAGTTCCCCTGTCGTGAGAATGCACTTGCCCTGACACACATGGAGGAATCCCTGATGTGGTTGGATAAGCGGACTGCTGATCGCCTGAAGAGAAATGTTGAAGGTAAACAACTTGTATAAGTTATGTCAAGCCCAATACAACATGAAGGAGGGGATATTGCTTGGCCCAAAACACCACAAGCATTTGTAGGTGGGGAACTCCTAACAATCACATTGGCTGAACCATATTATAATCCTAATTACTTTAATATTAAATACAAAGCACCAATCATTATGAATGCAAAAGAAGCAAAAGCACTAGCGTTACAAACGCAACAGACATCACAGAACTCAGAGATTAATGCAGCACTAGAGGCTATCAGTGTTGAAGCAACGGCAGGTAAACTGTCCAAGACATTCACATCCAACCTTAGTGAT